CCTTCGAGCTTTTCATATTCTGCATATTCGCCGTGATGATTTTCATCGTCTGTTACCGCAACAAGTGAGAGAGGAAGCAAATGCAAACTTACATCGTGACCCTATGGAACCCCGAAGACGGCGAGGTGTTTCTCGCCGCCGAGGGACAGACGACCCCGCATGAAGCGCAAGCGGCGCGGTTCACCGACATTCATCACGCCGAAGCCGCCGCGTCGCGTATCGTGGGCGACGGATGGGCATACGCAATCGAGGAGGACGAGCTATGAAACCGACAACGCAAGACCGCACCTACTGGCGTGCGGAACGCGCCGTCCGGCTTATCGAGGCCGGCAAGGCGAGCGGACACGAATTGACTATCGCCCTGGCGGAACGTCTTGAAGACGAGCGCCAGCGGCGCAAAGCACTAGAAGACGAGGGCTGAGACATGGACATTCTGAAGATCGAGACCGACACCATCTGCTCCGACGCGGCGCTGCTGTTCCGCCGCCGCCAGAAGCTGCAACGCGATCTTGCCGAGGTCGAGTCATTGCTGGCCGGCAAGCGCAACGAATACCGCGACAAGATGCGTGTCTATGGAATGGGCCTCAACCATTTCGAGCAAGCCTGCAAGGCGCGCGGGTTTCTACTGTGACCGGCGCAGAGTTTAAGGAGACACGAGCACGCCTCGGCTGGTCGCAACAAGAGATCGCAGACAAGCTCGGAGTCAGCGTGCGAACCATTAAATACTATGAAGCCGGGCGCGTCCCTATCTCTAGCCCCGCTGCAAAACTGCTAGGCTTGCTGGCAAGTGGATAAGGCAACACGGGACGCGCGCATCACCCTACTAGTATATCTCGGCCTCTGGCTGATCTATCTGCTCTAACCTCGACGGGCTGGCCTATTGGTCGGCCCGTCTTTATATTGCCCGCCGTTCAACAACCCTCAGAGGAATGACATGGCCGGACATATCAAGCGGCGCACTATCGCCAGCAATCTCGACAAGGTCGGCGAGCACACGCTGTTAGAAAAGATTGCCAGCGGCATGACGATGGCGGGCCTCGCCCGTGAGCTACGCATCAGCAACCTCTCGCTCTATCATTGGATCAAGCAAGACCCCGACAGGCAAGAGCGGTTCCGGCAGGCCCGTGCCTTGGCCGCGGACGCATGGGCAGAAGAATGCCTCGACATCGCCGACCAAGCCGACGGTGTCACGGCCAACGCTGACAGGCTGCGCGTGGAAACTAGGAAGTGGCTGGCCGGTGTCACCAACCCCGACAAATACAAGTCGGCCCCCGTCCAAGCGGCGGTGCAAGTGAACGTCAACCAGATGCACCTCGACGCCCTCAAGCAACTCAGCCTCGGCAACGAAGGCACCACCGTTGAGGTCTCTGTGCCGATCAAGCAAGTCGCCTCATCAAACCTCGATGTGGACGACTTGCCCGATCCGAACAGCGACGACATCTGGGATTAGCGGCATCTGTTAAGTCGCCGGACGCCTTAACTGCCATCGCCTTAACACTTAACACTTCTCGGCCGAAAGCAATATTATTACCCGGTTTCGGGACGCTTATCTCGGCCTTCGGGACGCTTACGGGACGCCAAGCCTCAAAAAAATCCCTATATATTTCAATACTCCGGGACGCTAGGGACGCTAGGGACGCTTATTTCCAAGTTTAGACCCCCCAAAAAACTGGTAAGGCGTTCTAAGACGCGCTAACAGAAACGTAGAGGGGTATTAACTCAGATTTATGTGTCCCGAGCGTCCCGAGGGGCCAAAATCAAGCACTTAAAGTGTCCCGGAGGCGTCCCGTAAGCGTCCCGAGCACCTCTCTAAGCGTCCCGCCCGTTTTCATCCACATTTCTCACGGCCAAGATGAGTTTACATTGTGTCCACAACAGTGCTACATATTCCCCGCCACAAGCAAAGGAGTTTAGCGCATGGCCCTCAAGTATGACTACACCACCTCATATCCCGGTTCGACCAGCGGCGTTCGCGGCGTGTCCTACGTCCCCGACCGGGACAAGTGGGACGCCAAGATAAGTTACAGAGGCCGCAGGGTGCGCCTCGGCCGCTTTGCCACGAAAGAGGAAGCCGCTGCCGCTTACGCTGTCGCAGCCGAAGAGATCAGGAAGCGCCTTGAGTCCGATCCCAACTTCCCGCGCCCGAAGACAATGGAGCAGCGCATCCAATCTCTCTTCGACTGATAAAAAAAAGGGGGCCAATCGGCCCCCTTCTCATTCCTCCAACGCCGAAATGAGCCTGTCGAGATACCATCGGGCCTTTTGCAAATCCTGCACCCCGTTCTTGTATCGGTAGCGCCAGACATACTTCTCGATGTTACCTTTCAGGTAGCCTTGGAACTCTTCGCGGCTCATTGAACTCTCAATCGCCTCGATGCATTCCACGCCCCCTTGCCGGTAATGCTCCGGCCGGTTGACCATATCCGTCACAGAAAATCTCCTTCCTCGTCACCATCATCAAACACCACGCGCACACCGAAGAACTCGGACGCCGCATCCTGCCGCATTGCATCAATCACCATCTCATCTTCCTCGCCGATGAGAAGCTCCAGACCACGGAACACCTTCTTCGTCCGCGTAGCTCTGTCCCTCGCCGCCTCAAAGCCGTGAGATCGCATCTCGGCATTGAACTTGCGCTGGCTCCAGTCCTTGCCCTTGGCCTCGTTGCTCTGCCGCGCCCAGTCCCGGAAGTCATTGAACGCATCGGTCGTCCCCATTTCGCTGTTGGGGTTGACGACGCACCGCTCCTCGATCCACCGGCCGAGAGCATCCTCACCCTCAAGATACTCCTGCGTCGCTCGGACAACCACCTCGGGCGGGTTCAACCCCTCGGCCAGCCAAAGCTTGGCCCCTTCCACCACCCACGCAAGGATGGCCGGGTATTCCTCCTTCAACTTATCCGGCAAGTCTACATCCTTCCGGGCCGGCTTCGTCTCGAACGGGATGAGGTGCATACGCCGCCGCATTGCATCATCCACATTAGTAATCTCCGGCTTCGTATTCCCGGCGATGACGAGCGTGAACTGCGGGTCGAACGTAAACAAGTCCTGCCGCATGAAGCGCGCGCTGATCTTGTCCCCGCCAGTAAGGCTCTTGACCTTGGCCTCGTCCCACTTCCTGCTCGGATCAATTTCCTGCGCGTGAACGAGGCGTGCTCCCATGAGAGCAGCCAGCTCAGTCGGGTGCCGCTGATTGTTCGACGCCAAGAAAACATCCGCGCTGGCCACCGCGGCGTAATCGCCAAGGATAGCACCTACCGCGCCAAGGAACGTCCCTTTGCCATTGCCCCCGGAGCCATGCGCAAACGCAAGCACGTGCTCCTTCACGCTACCCGTCGCCGAGTAGCCCGCGAGCCGCTGCAAATACGCCTTCAACTCCATGTCCCCGTTGCACGCCTCATTCAGAAACGCGTGCCACTGCGGGCAGCCCCGGTCGAAGTCCACCTCGACGGCAGTCACCTTCGTGCAAAGCTTCGAGCGATCATGCGGATGCAACTCGCCCGTGCGCAGATCGACGATCCCGTTCATGCAGTTGAGGATATAAATATCCCTGTCCAACTGCTCCGTCGTCACCTGCATCATCGGGTCCGTCTCGGCGATCTGCGCCACGTTGCGCATCACAGGCCACGACGCCACGCGCGAGGCAACCCTCTCGCCCTTCGTCGCCGGCGTCACCTTCTGCAACGCCTCGGCCGACGCCTTCGAACAAACACTCCGCGTAAACGCCATGTGCCTCTTGGCCACATCACGCCCCCACTTGACCCCGTCCCAAGCAATCCAGCCCAGCCCACCGGCCACATACCGTATGTCGGACACGTGAAGGCGGGCCAGCCGGCTCGCCAACGCGCTGTCCGAATACTCCACCGGCGTCTCACTATCACTCGCCAGCAAGTCCGAGTAATCTTCATCGTCCGGATCAATCGTATCGAACTCCGTGACCTCAGGTTTCAACCCGAACGCCCGCGCCTTGTCCTCGATCCAGTCCCAACCCAACTCATAGGGCGGGTGCATACGGCCGAAGTCCGCCTCGATATTCTCTACCGAATTGACCCCGTCCTCCCACGACAGCGCCCACTCCGTAAACAACGCCAGCGCCTCACTCTCATTGTCCGGGCCAGCCGCAGCCTTGATCGCATACCCCATCCGGATATAGTCGTCCCGATCCGGAAAATGCTCAGACGTGTTAGGGACCATTCTAAGGGCCGCTGAGAGCCTTTCCACGCTCGGAGCTACTAGGGTAGCCTGATTGACGTTCGAACGCCCCACGGCCCTCTCAGCGGCCGTGTCGGCATGAATAATCTCACACCCCGTCATTTCCAGCGTCTCGACAAGGTCCGCAAAGAACTTCTCGACCTGCTCCCTACCCACCTTGCGCAGACAGCGCGGCCCCCGCGCCGTGATATCTTGGTCAAGGGTGTAAGGTTCCTTGGTGACGGGATGCACACCGGCGATCACGTATTGCTGGCCATCGCCGAGAAGCTCGACCAGTTGCTCGACGCCCTTGCCGTCCTTAAACCGCAGCCGCATCCGGCCAATGGCGTCATCGGTGCGATACATGAGGAGCCGCTTAGGCGCCCGGCCGACACGCAGCGGCGCCGCGCCCAGCGCCTTCGTCGCCATGTCCGCGATGATGCGGGCCAAACTCTCGTTCACCACATCAATGTCCAGCGCCGGGTATTTCCCCGCCTTCAGGCCGATGTTGGCGTGGCTGCGGTCCCACCTCTCAATATCGTTAGGTGTCGGATCGTATGTCTGCCACGCGTAGCCACCCCACGTGCCCTGAGCGTTCTGCCGGCCGGGCGCCTTGCCCGCTTGGTCCGCTGCGATCTTCGACAACTCCGACAGCGGAGCAGCAGGCGGTATGACGCTGACTAACTCTTTGAAACCAGCCTCATAGAGCTTCTTAAATGTAAGCATGAAGTCCTCTCGTCTTTGGAAATGCCGGGCAAACTGGCACAGAAAGCAGCCGCATGGCAACACGATTTTTTTTCTTGACTACCTGTGGATGGGTGTGCGAGCGTTAAGGGAGACGAGGAGAAAACATGATTGTTTCCGTTGACTTTGAAACGCGCAGCGCCGTCGATCTGCGCAAGACTGGTGTCTACATCTACGCCGACGATCCTTCCACGGACGTATGGTGCATGGCCTACGCCTTCGACGACGAAGAGCCGAAGGTCTGGACGCCGGGCGACCCCATCGACGTGCGGCTCGAAGACTACATTGTCGAGGGCGGGAAGCTGCGCGCTTGGAATAGCTCTTTCGAAAGAGTGATCTGGAACAAGATCATGGTGCCGCGCTACAACTGGCCGCGCACCGGAGCTTCGCAATGGTTCTGCACGATGGCGCAGGCCAGCGCGATGGGCCTGCCCCGCGCCCTCGGCCAAGCCGCCGACGTTCTCGGCGTGGAGCAGCAGAAGGACAAGTCGGGCCAAGCCCTGATGATGCGCATGGCCCGCCCCCGCCGCACCAACCCCGACGGATCGCACGTGTGGTGGGATACCCCGGACAAGATGGCCGCGCTCATCAGCTATTGCGAACAGGACGTGCGCACGGAGATCGCCGTGGCCGAGCGGCTGGTGGAGATGGACGCGCAAGAGCGCCAAGTCTTCCTGCTTGACCAGCGGATCAACGACCGCGGCGTGATGCTCGACCGTGACCTGCTGAACCGTGTCAGAGTATTGGCGGACAACAGCAAAGAAGAAATCGACGCGGAGAGTACACGTCTAACTAAAGGCAAAGTCACCGGCGCAACCAAAGGCGTTGACCTTGTGAAGTGGCTCAATAGTTATGGCGTGCGCACGAAGAGCGTGGATAAGCAGCACGTCGCTGCGCTGCTGGCCCGCGACGACCTGCACCCGGTGATCCGCAAGGTGCTGGAGCTTCGCCAAGACGGGGCCAAGTCCAGCACGGCCAAGCTCGATAGCATGGAGAACGCGGCCGGGCCGGACGACAGGATGCGTGGGCTGCTGGTCTACCACGGCGCAGCCACGGGGCGGTGGAGTGGCAAGCTCGTCCAGCCGCAGAACTTCCCGCGCCCTGCGAAGAAGCAGGACGAACTTAATGAAATCATTGCGAAGTTGAAGCGAGGCGAATCTGTTGCCGACCACGGCGCCGGCACGCAGATTGCCTCCGACTTGCTGCGCTCGATGTTAATCGCCAAGCCGGGGCACCGTCTGCTCTTCGCAGATTACAGCGCCATCGAAGCGCGTGTGCTGGCGTGGCTGGCGGGGGAGACGACGTTGGTGGAGACGTTCGCAAAAGGAGGAGACGTGTACAAAGTCATGGCAAAGGATATCTACAACAAGCCGGTTGACAAGATCGACGGCAACGAGCGCCAAGTTGGCAAGATGGCAATCTTGGGATGCGGTTACGGCATGGGCGGTAAACGCTTCGCCGAGCAGTGCGCCGCAATGGGTATCGCCGTGGACGTAGAGGAAGCCAAGCGCATCGTCTCGGTCTACCGCGAAGCCAACAGCGCGATCTCCGGTTACTGGCGCCAGCTAGAGGAAGAGTTCCTTGAGAACTGCCGCGGGGTGATCGCGCGAGGGGGAGAGTTTGCGCGCCTGCCGCTGAAGTCTGGTCGGTGCCTTACGTACCACAACCCTCGCATTGTGGAACGTGAGACGCCGTGGGGCGAGAAGCGCGAGAGCGTCGAAGTCGATACCCTCAACAGTGTAACCCGCCAGTGGACATCGCAAATCATCTGGGGCGGACTCCTTACGGAGAACGTGGTGCAGGCCACGGCCCGTGACCTGATGGCCGGAGCGATGATGCGGCTGGAGATGGCGGGCTATCCCGTTGTCATGTCCGTGCATGACGAAATCATCTGCGAAGTCCCGGCCGAGCGCGGCGTCCTCGCCGAGATGATTGAACTTATGGTCGAGGTTCCGGCGTGGGCCAAGGGGTGCCCGATTGCGGCAGAAGGAAAGGCGGGCCTGCGCTATGAGAAGTGATGTAAAGATGATCGAGCGCGGCCGGATTGTAGAACACATTCGAAGCACAGGCGAACACATCTTGGCGATGGCTATGGTTAGCCCGGAGATGAACCTAGAGAGGGCCGAGATTATTTGCACGATCCTTGAGGATGTGGCGATTAGTATTGAGGAAGGCGACCACTGGTCGCACGTTAACTGAGGAAGACGTAGGTGAAGAGAGAGATTGTTAAGCTGTGCGCGGACCTGTTCGATATTTCTCCGGAGGATTTGCTCAGCAGCAAACGCCGGCAGCGGATCACGCACGCCCGCATGGCGCTCTACGCGGGGTTGCGGAAGCGGGGCTGGTCCTATCCGCGGATTGGTATGTTCTGCAACCGCGACCACTCGACGATCATTTATGGTGTGCGCGCCGCAGAGGAATTGATGCGCCGCTACCCGGCTTACGCTGAAAAAGTTGAGAAAGTTTTTTCTTGGCAGCCGGAAGGATTGGGGATACCACAAGGACAGGAGACAAAATCATGAGCCGAGAACCCTTCGACCGGACGGCCAGCATCGCTTGGCTCGTCATTCTCTGCCTGCTGGGCGCGTATCTGATCGCGCTGGGCGCACTCATCGTATGGAGCCTGACATGACCCCGACCCGAGAAGAATTGCTGGCGCTGGCGGAGCGCGTGGAGGCGTTGAAGGAGCCTTGCTTTGCCACAGAATGCGAGATCGAGCACGCCGTCTCGCCGCATTGGACGGGCGAAGGGCTGCCAAACCTTTACACCGCCTCCCTCGACGCGGCCATGTCGCTCCGGCCGGAAGGGTGGGATGCCGAAATTCAGACGCGGGGCGAGTTTGCTCACGCTTCGTTGCAGGATGCCGAAGGGATGCTCGTCGAAAGCATCAACGCCGCCACCCCAGCGCACGCCCTCACTGCTGCGGCGCTCAAGGCCCTAGCGGAGACCGCCCGATGACCCCGCCGGACAAGATCACCGTGACGCAGGCGTGGCTTTACGAACACGATGAGTTCGGCAGGCAGGTGCATAGCAGCCGCTGGGGCATGGCCAATGGCGGGTCGTTTGACGACTTTGTTGGCTGGAGAGAAACGCAACTTGTGTGCCGCCGCGCTGACGGGCAGACCTACGCAGAAGTCAGGCCCACTTATCAGAGGAAGGAATGGAAGAATGGATAAGCCCGAGAACCCGCCCGCGTTTCCGAGCAAGGCTGAATTTTCCGTCGCGCCGTTTGATGACGGCAGTGGCGAACACACCACGGTTGCCTACAACCTGATGTTCGGTCCGGAATGGCGCTACCACATCCACATCGGCGGTAACTATAACGTCACTGTGCCGGTCGAATACGCAGACGAACTCATTGCGGCGATCCGGTTCTGTGCCGACGCCCTTCTCGCCGCCCGAGGTGAAGCATGAGCGGGGGCGAAGGGGTGGTGGGCTGGACGCCCGCCCTCAAGGAGCCGCGCCATGCGTGACTACGTGCCCTCGGACGACGAGAAGCGGGTGATCGCTTGGCTGCACGTTCCCTCGTGGGGCGAGCTTTCGCTGCTCTGGCGGCTTCGGTTTGCCTTCTTGGCGCTGTTCAAGCCGCACGCGCTAGTCAACATATGCGCCCTGACACTAGCGGGAAGCATCGTGCGCGGCGAGCACATTAAGGTGCTGGAAAGGAAGGGAACCCACCATGCAGGCCACTGACATCGCGCAGTCACGCCACTGCCCATCGTGCGGCAACAACCTCGACGGCGATCTGATCTGGGACACGTTCTTTGAAAAACATAAGGACGAAGCCGAGGCTGACCGCATTGCCGCGATGTACGGCGCGACCAGAACCGAGGGGCGCTGGGGCCGACAGATTGCGCTCTACAGCCTTGAGAAGGACTGCGCTGTCGCCTTCAAGTGCCCCGACTGCGACCAGGAGTGGAGGCGATCGTGATCCCCGACCGCTACCTCGCCAAGTGGGCCGAGAGGCAAGCCGACTACATGGCCGAGTGCCACCGCCGCGCATGGATGCGTGAGCATATGCCAGAACTGATTGATGAGGAGAACGACTGGTGAGTGAGGAACTAGTGAAGCAGGCGGTCTCCTACGCCATCGCTGAGACAAGGAAGATCGTAGCCGAGGAATACGAGGCGGCGATGGAGCAGATGGCCGAAGAAATGACCCGCAAAGCCGCCGACACCATCGAAGCCCAAGCGGCTGAGATCAAGCGGCTGCGGGAGGCGTTAAAGCCGTTTGCCAAATCTGGCGACCTGCTTGTGGTGGCAGAGGACAAAGGCGACTTCTGGGCTTATCGCCCCGCTGGCGGTGATGAATACGGCATAACGGGCCGACATCTGCTTGCAGCCCGCGCCGCACTGGGAGAGCCGACTGGTGAGTGAGGAACGCACACCCCTCGAACTGGCGATGCTGGCGGCTTGGCTGAATGTCAGGCCCGACCAGATACCTGCCGAGAACAGGGCACAGGCGTGCCCGCACACGATGGCTGCGTGGAAGCGCGTCGGAGAGGCCGCGCTCGAATACCACCGCGCCACATTAGGAGAGACGAAATGACCGACAAGCAAACACCGCCCGAATGGGTGCTGATCGAAGCTGCGAACCGGAGTGGTTGGGCGTATGCGAGCGTTGATGGCCTGCGCGATACCTACCTTGAAGGGGGCATTTACCAAGCACTCTGCGACATGATCGAACGCTACGAGGAGCCGCCCGTGGATCGCAAGCTGCTGTGTGCGCGTGAGGCTTGGCACAACTGGCTGAATAGCGATCACGACGATGAGGAGTGGATCGGCTTCCGCGCCATCGAACTTTACGAAGAGGGGTTTGGGAAATGACAACACCGAAGGTCAACTGGTCGGAGAGCGACCAATTCTACTGGGTGAAAAACGCTGACGGCGAGGTGCTGACGTTCGATAGCGTCCTCGACGCCAAGGACGCTGCCCGCCAGATCGAGATCGACATCGCCGTGAAGGCTGAAGTGAACGCCATCACCACGTGGCTCAGGAAGCACGGGATGAGGCAGGTTTCTACGTTCGTTGAAGAAGGAAGATACAAATGAAGAAGATTGTTATCGCCGCCGCTCTGGCCCTGACTGCCACCTCTGCCGCAGCGCAGTACCAGATGACCCACTACCTCGTCGCGCAGTGGTTCGAGAACGGCAACCAAATGTGCCGCTATGACAATGGCACCGTGCTGAACATGGGCTACCGCCTTTGCCCGCTGAGCATCAAGGGCTGATAATGTTTGATCCCGATTACGAGGAATCACTTAGCAACAGGTACGCCCCGGAGGGGTGGGGGGCGGACCTCGGAACGCCGAGCCACTACCGCCCGCAAGCGGGCGGGGAATATCTTACTGCGCATATGGTCCCGAAACTCTGGGACGAAATTCGCGCGATACAAGACCGCAAGAACAGGAGAGTGAAGACATGGCTGGTGAAATAGCCCACGCGTCTTTCGGCGCGTCGAACTCGAAACGGCGCATGGCTTGCCCCGGCAGTCTCAAAGCCGAGGAGCGGTTCCCCGACGAGAGCAGCCCCTTCGCCGAACTCGGCACGGCCGCGCACGAACTGGGCGAGCACTGTCTTCGTGAGGGAATAGAAGACGTAGCCCTGTGCATCGGCGGCTCATTCAACGATCACGTTGTCGATGACAATATGGCCGCCGCGGTGCAGACTTACGTCAACTACGTCCGCGCAGTCGAGGCCGAGGAGGCGCCGGCGCTAGTGCGCCTTGAGCAACGCTTCAGTCTTGAAGCTCTCGACCCGCCGATGCCGATGTTCGGCACGAGCGACTGCACGATCTATGGCAAGGAGACGGGCAACCTCTGGATCATCGACTACAAGCACGGCCAAGGCGTTGCCGTCGATGTCGAGGACAACGCTCAGTTAAAATACTACGCGCTGGGCGCCGTGCTGAAGATCGGGGCCAAAGCGCCTATCAATCAAGTTCACACCGCCATCGTGCAACCCCGCGCCCAGCACCGTGACGGTTCGATCCGCGTCTACTCCTACACGAAGGACGAAATACTCGACTTCGGGACGGACTTGATCGACGCCGCGCACGCTGCGCTGAAGCCCGACGCCCCGCTTATTCCCGGCGACCACTGCCAGTTCTGCAAGGCGTCCGGCACGTGTTCGGCTCTGCGCCGGGGCGCGCTGGCTGTGGCGCAGGATGAGTTCGGCGCGGTGCGCGTAGCCGATGACATCACGCCGGAGGAAGTCGCGGCCTACATGGATAAGATTCCGCTCATCGAAGAGTGGATCAAATCCATCCGCCGCCACGCCAACGCGCTGCTTGAAGCGGGCGAGACTGTGCCCGGCTTCAAACTGGTGGAGCGCCGCCCGACGCGGCGCTGGAAGAACGAAGAGGAGTTGCTCGAATGGGCGGCTTCCGAGAATCTGGAGGACGAGGAGATTTTCGAGAAGAAGATCAAGTCGCCCGCTCAGATCGAGAAGATCGTGGGCAAGAAGAATGTCCCCGCTCATCTCGTCATGTCAGTGTCGTCCGGCCTTTCGATGGTCCGCGACACCGATGCCCGACCGTCGGCCGCCCTTCTGGCTGCTGACGAATTTACCGTGAACGAGTGAACAAGGAACTACGTATGAGCAAAGTTATTACCCCCGAAGCCGTCATCAGCTACCCCCACATCTTTGAACCGCAGACGCCTCCGGGCGCCAGTGAGCCGGTCTATAGCTGCGCCCTCGTCTTCAAGGACGACGTGGACATTACCGACATGAAGGCCGCCGTGATGGCTGTCGCCAAGGAGAAGTGGGGCGACAAGACGCGCGACATGATTAAGGCCGGCAAAATCCGGATGCCGTTCCGCGAAGATGCCGTGGACAAGGGCTACCCGGAGGGTTCGGTCTTCGTCAATGTTAAGTCGAAGCAGGCGCCCGGCGTCGTGTCGATCTACGCTGGGCCGGACGGCAAGCCGGCCATCATCACTGATCCTAAAGAGATTTATCCGGGCGCTGTGGTGAAGGCGTCGCTGCGGGCCTACGCCTACAGCGTCAACGGCAACAACGGCGTGGCGTTCAGCCTCGGCAATCTTCAGAAGATCAAGGACGGTCCCCGTATGGACGGGCGTCTGTCTGCGGCGGACGAGTTCACTGCGGAGGCCAAGCCGACCGCAGACATCTCGGACCTCGACGATCTGCTGTAAGTAATAGGGGCCGGGGGCGGGTTGGGCCGCCCTCGGTTTCCTTAATCCAAAGCCTCGGAGATCATCTGAGCTTTCCGCCCAAGTGTCCGTGCGACGATTTCGTCAACCGAATTAGCTAGGGCAAACGACCGCACGATCACTGGCTTGGACTGGCCGATGCGGTGGCATCGCTTCGAAGCCTGAGCGTTCACCGCCGGCACCCAGTCCATCTCCGCAAAGACAACTTGGTTCGCAGCCGTCAGCGTGATCGCTGTCGAGCAAGCCGTGATCTGGCCGATGAAGACGCGGCACTCGGCGTCGTTCTGGAACCTGTCGATCTCGGACTGGCGTTCCTGATTCCCAAGGCCGCCCACAATGTAGGCCGGATTGAACTCGGCCAGCCCTTCTCGCAGAGCTTCGAGCGCCGCACGGTGGTAGGCGAACACCACGACTTTCTCGTAGGCGTTGTCCTTCAACTCCGCCGCTAACTGCGCCGCTATAGGCTTCGCCTTGGCCAGCGCGGTGAGCCGGCGCATCGAGGCCATGTGCGGCGCTATGTCGCCCAGCTTGTCGCCCACGTCGCTCTGCGTGATGGCGCTTTGCAGGATAAGTTCGACCGCGGCCCGCTCCTGCTCGTTCTCGATGTGGGCCATGTCGTCCCAGCCATCGACCTCGACCACGGAGTCCTGCCACCACAGGGGCGGCAGTTCCTTCAGCACGCTCTCGGTTTTGCGGCGGAGCATGATCGACTTGAGGATGGTCTTGAACTCGCCCATCCTCTCGGCCTTGTTGCCCAGCACCTTCAGCCCGAACTGCCCGTTCCACGTCTTGCAGAAGTAGAGAGTGTAGTCCGTAAAGTTGAGAGGATACTGCCAGATGGCCTTAAGATGTGTCCAGAAATCACTGACATCGTTAGGAAAGGGAGTGCCACTAAGAAGCCAAACACGATCAGCGAAACGAACAAGACCATCCCCACGGCAAAACTGGCCGTAGAGATACTTAGTGCGCTTAGCTTGACGGTTCTTGAGATAGTGCGCTTCATCGAGGACGATAACGTCCGGCTCGAACTTGGCGATTTCATTGCGCACCTCCTTCGACTGAGTCATCTTGTCGTAGGAAAAGACTTTAATATCGCGCTCGACGTGGCCCCACTTCTCGAACTCGCGGCGCCAGTTTATTTTGGCGATGGCCGGGCAGATCACGACAACCTTCTTGAGTTCGAGCGCGTCACACGCCGCGATTACTTGGATGGTCTTGCCGAGGCCCTGCTCATCCGCCAGAAACGCGGCGGGATTTTCGGCGAGGAACTTTGCCCCCACCCTCTGGTAATCGAATAGATGATCCATCTGCCTCTTCCTCTGCGGCATAGCACGCTATCAGCGTAGCATCCGCGCGTCCATCATCTTTTTTCCGTGCGAAGAGATGGGCTTGGTCGGGGAAGAGTTCGATGGCGCGAGTGCGGCTCCCGTCCTTCCCGCCGAACAGACGCATCTTCTTCGTCCATGTGGCGGGGGGAACGAGGGAGAAGGGAATGTCGAGCGCGGCCAAGACGCCTTCGATGATGCCGGCCGCGCGGCCGAAGCTGAAGGTGGACGCTACTCCCTGACCCGGCATGGAGTGGACCTTCTCTACGATTGCGTGGGCGCCATCGGCGTGCGGGCGCAGGAGATGCGCGAGGCGGACGGCGTCCACTTGGTTCGCCGTCCGCGGCCCGCGTTTTACCTTAGTTGTCGGCATATCAATAATGACGAGGTGTCGGCTATCCAAATCAAGGATGGCAAAGGCGCCAGTAGCGCCGGGGTCCACGCCAATAATTTTCATGGCGTGAGTATATACTCACCATTTAACTTTGTCAGCCCAGTAGGCGGCGGACATCTTACCTTTGGCGATATTACTTGCGTGCCTCGCCTTAAAGGCTTTGTTCCGAGCCGAACCTTCGGGCGATCCTTTCACGCCCTGCTGGCCGAACCGGATCGTCTTTACTTGGTCGCCTTCCTTGGCCACCACGACGTGGGACTTCGTCGGATGGTTGGGCGTTTTCTTTGGCCGGTTAAAGCCGCTTACGCCAGCACGCGTGAGACGACTGTCTTTCTTCACTTCTTCTTGGCTTTCTTCTTCGCCATCTTCATGGGCTTGCCCATCTTGGCCGCAGCCTTCTCGGCCATCGCCATACCCTTGGGACCGTAGCTATACTTCTTTCCACCAACCATCGGCATAATCAGATTCCTTTACTTCTTCTTGGCTGTCTTAGCGGATTGGCGAAAGGCCGCAGCCGTCGGCGCTCCCTTGCTTCCGGGCTTGCGCATCCGTTCGCCGGACCCGGCGGCGATGCGCTTCCGTTTGGCGTTGATGTTGGCGTAGAGTCCTTTGCCCGGCATTATCGTACCCTCATATCGCTCTTCGGCCCCAGCTTCTTACGATGCCGAAGGGCCTTGGGTTTGTGCCGGCGCTTGGCCTTGGGTTCCGGCCTCCAAGTTTTTCCTACTACAGTGCGTGCCATTGGTTACTCGCTACTACTGAGAAGTTGGCCCAGCCATGCCGACAGTCCCACGCACACCAGTTGCGGCAGTGGCACCCGCTACGAACTGGTTGATGAGTTCCATCTTCTTGGAGCCGGACGCTTGGCTGATGCGGAGAAGCAGATCACGAGCGGGCTTGCTTTCGTAGAACCGCCGAGCAGCGCCAAATGCGGCGGAGGCCGCGGCGCCCGTCATGAAGTCAAGTCCCAGCACGGAGGTAAGACCGCCCAACGCCGCAAACGGAACAAGCTGTTCGCCCGTGCGCGGCAGGAACTGCGCCGATTGAGCGCGTCCGGTAGCCTGCAACACATCGGCCAGACCTTTGACGCGGCGCATGTCCGACGCACTGAAGAACTGGCCGAAGTTATCCGACAGTTTCCCAATCTCACGGGCGAACTTGTCTGGGTTAACCACTCCGGTATCGGCGTTGAACGCGCGCTTCCCTGCCTCTTGGACGAGAAGGAGGCGGGCGTTATCGCGGCCCTCACGATTAAGGTTACGGAACAACATCCGAACCTCTTCCGGCTTGGAACTCGTCAACATCTTTGTGACGAGGGACGGGTCAAACGCGCCCTTGTTGAGAGCGCCCTTCAGCCCACCAACCTTGAGTTCGCCAGCCATCTCCGCAAGCCGAGTGTTGGCGGTCTTCCAAAGAGCGAAATCCTTGTTACCGCCAGTTGATTTAATAAACTCACCCATGTCGTCGTTCAAAGCGTTGTAGACCGCGGTGAACGCCTTCTCGGACTTATCCGAGATAGACGCGAGATTAGGGTCGCCCTTGAGCGTGAACAGAGTCTTTCGGTTGGCTTCGATCTTGGGGAGATCGCCCGGACCAGTAAGGCTGGTGCGGACACCCTCTAGCTGATTGATGAGCGAGTTGAGTTGCGGCAGATTTTCGCGGCGCAAATCCGCCAGCAAACCGTCGATAGCCGCCACCGACTTAGTCGTCGGAACGTCGCCTGCACCCGCGAACTTATTGATGACGCTTTCTTTTTGGCCCGTGAACCTAGAAAGCATATTCGAACGGGTTTCGTTAAGATTGCGGACAACGTCAGTGGCAATGTCGGCATCGAGCGTCACCCCGAAGTCGGCCAACAATGTCTCAACCGCTTCTTGACGCGCGACTTGCTGTTGACGACGGGGCACCGCCGTTCCGAGCGGAGCGATTTCTCCGAGACTTTGCAGGGTCTGCTCGATTCGGGTCGTGGGCGGCATGACATCGCTCGTCATCACCGGAATATTGGCTTGTTCGCCCGCGGCGATAATATCTTGCGGAAGTGCTTGCGGCCCACCAAATCGACCCGTTGTAGGGGCGGGCGGGCGCGGCGCGCCGGTAAAGGTTCCGGGGCCACCCGGCAGGAAGCGGTTGACCAACGCGCCGCCAGCTAGGCCGGTTACCCCGCCGATTGTGGCGCCGCGCAGACGATTGCCTTCGCCCGCTTCGCCGGCGCCATAAAGCGCGCCGTATGCTGTTTCGCCGATAAGCGGTGCGGCGCCCGCAAGGCGTGTGCCCGCCAAAATGCCTTGCGCGCCTCGAATCGCAGGAATTGCGGCCAACCCGCCGCCCGTAATTTCACCAAGAACGGACGAAACGGGAGCTTCTTGCCGCAGAAACTCTTTAGTTTCTTGAGGAACGACAAAGCCTGCGGTGAGGGCGTTAAGCGCGCCACCGAAATACCCCGCCGCGGCTTCACCCGCAGGAGTGGAAACGATTTGGCCAAGAAGCCCTTCCGCCGCGGAAGGAACACCCGTCGGAGTCACTGAGAACTGGGCCGGAAGATTCTTCGCCCGAAACTCCCGCATTTGATTGATTTCGGCGGGGGTGAACCTGCGCCCGCCCTCAGCCGCAAGCGCGACAATTTCGTCAACGGGCGCGCCGCTGTCCCACGCAGCCTGAATACGGTTACGGATGTCCTTATCTTCTTCGGTCAGGAACGGTTGACCCGGTCGTTTTACGCCCACTGTGCTCGCGGGCGCGCCGCCGCCGACTGTGACTTGCTCCGGTTTAAGTTGCGGCGCAAGAGTAACGCCCTGCTTTTCAGGGTCTCCGCCTGCATCCGTAATCAGGCCGCGGTATGTGTTCGTGAAAGTATTATACGACTGCGCACGGGAGTCATAGATGTCCAACGCGGTACCCGCCATATCGGCGCGCTGTTCGGGGGTGAGACGCTTGCCGCTGGCAAGACGGTTATAGAGATTTCTAATTTTATCGGGAACACCGGCCGCGTTTTGTGCCGAGGCTTGTTCACCTTCACGGACCGTGGAGTTGGGATCGAGTGATCTCATGTACGCGAAAACAAGGCCCATGTCGCCCATAGCCGTTCCTTCGCGCCCCGCCAGCGTTAGGATTTGGCGCGTTGCGTTGGCCACATTACGGAAATCCTTGACTTCCGGGTTGGCGAGGAACTCCTTACGGTACTCACCAATAACTTCTCGCTCGGCGCGAGCGATATCGCGTGCTTCTGCGCGGCCGGCGCGCGCCGCTTCGGCCTCTTGGCGGGCTTCTTGCCGCCCCTCCCGCGCTTGTTCCTCCCCCGCACCGGGTGCGGGGATGAAAACGCCGCCGCCGCTGGGTTGTGCGGTTCTATATTTAGCGAAGGGGTTTTCGGCCATATTACTTTCCAATCACAACGTGCCAATGAGGCCCAGTAGCATATCTTGACGGATTCCGCACTTCATCACGGGCTTCAATTATACGATATCCCGCCGAACGAATCCTATCCACATATTGTTCAAATGTCATGCCGGGAATAGGCGCGACATCAACTGCCCCCGCAGTACGGGTGTGGTATGATTTCGGGTTTTTCTGAGACAGCGGATGTTCCGGACCCCGGTATCCTGAAGTTATTCTGGCGTTGGGGAACAAAGACCCAACTACTTCTCGACCATTAGCGAAACCCGCCGGTAGCGTTTCCGCTACCGCCTCCCAGTACGCGTTGGGCGGCGCCCTGCCCAAATATTTGATCGAATTCCGCAGCCGTGCCTTTGCCCGCTCGAAGATCGGCGATAGCCTTGGCTGGAATGTCTTGAGGTGCAGGAGCGGTTGGGGGCGGCGAAGCGCCATTCACCCCAACAATATCCCCGGCCTGAACGTAGGTCGTCCCTCTTGGCCCGGTAACGGCGATGATCCCGTCAGCAGCCGCAACATTCCGAAGAATCCGCAGCCCCTCCGGGCCTTTAGGATCAATCCCCGCCACAATAAGCTTCTTCTCGGCGGGAGTGAGTTCTGGTCCCTCGCTACGCTTCACCGCGTATTGCTGAAGCGCGGTATCGTTCAAGAACGACACGGCGCGCCGTTCTTGTTCCGGCAACGTGGCCAAGAACTGTTCGCGGAACTGCCGCTGCTGCTGCTGCTGCGTCCGAGCGGTCTGTGCCTGCTCAACCGCCATGCGGTTCTGCAACTCAGCCAGCTTTTGCTGCCGAAGATTGCCGATCACCTGCTCCGGCGTAAGTCCCGCGCGTCGTCCGCTGCGGGTTGCAGAGCGAAGAAGGCCGCTCAAAGCGAGGAGCTTATCGCCGCTCGTAAGCGAACCGCTCAAGTCCCCGCCAAGAAGCCTCGTCATCTCGGCCAGAGTATCCGGCGTCTGCGGCGTATTGGTCTGTTGCCCCATGCCAATGAAGGCCGGAAACATCATGGGGTTTATCCTTGTCGCCATTTCTCTACCCCTTAGAACTTAATGCCGAGGTTCTTGAGTCCGCCCAAGATACCGAGAACATTGCCGGCCGTGCCGAGGAAGCCATCGCCCGGCTGCCTCGAAGTTGTCTGCGCCGAAGTGACGGCCGGCAAGCCCGACAAGCCCGACTGAAAAATACGAAGTTGCTCGACCGGATAACCGCGCTGTTCGAGGAAGTCGCGGTAGGCGAGGTCGAGGTTCTGCTGCGCCATCTGCCGCTGCTGCTGGCCAACACCGCCAAGCATACCCGCGAACGCCTGCTCTTGTGCCAGCGCCTGCGGGGCCAAAGCCGCAAGCTGCCCGGCCGCGCTAAGGCGCATACCCGGCAGAGCCTGCGCCAGACCGGCGGCCTGAGTGAAGCCCTGCTGATACAGGTTCGCCAGCGTCTCGGCCGTGTTGCGGTCTTCGGCGCTGGCCAACTGTGCTTCAAGCACACCGCGGCGGGTGTTGCCGAACGCACGCGACGCGGCAAGTTGCGCGCGGGTGTCGGCCTCGCGGCGAGCGCGGGCGCGCTCAAGGCGCTCCATCGTGGTGTCGATCACGTTCTGCTGGAACGGCGACATGAAGCCGGCGACGTTCTGCTGGAACTGTTCCGGCCCGAAAGCTGCCGCTTGCTGTGCGGCCTGCGTAGCGGCGCCAAGCTGCTGCGAACCCACGCGGTTGGCCACGGCCTGCTG